ATGCAATTGCAAATCATGCAGATGCAGGAGGCTTACAGAATCCAGAACTTTACTTTGCTGATCTGAAAGTAGAACAGTTCGATAGAGATGAAACTGTGATTAAGTCATACACATTCCGTGATGCTTTTCCTACAGAGATCTCTGCAATTGATCTGAGCTATAGCGATACAGATACAATCGAAAGATTTACCTGTACATGGCAGTATCAGTACTGGGTATCTGACACTACTGACGGGTAGTATAGATAATAGAGAGCGGGGATAATTTCTCCGCTCTCATTAACACAAAGGAATTCTAAATGGCCGAAGAAAAAGGAATTAGATTATTTGGGTTTGAGATAAAGAGGCAGAAGGATGAAGATCCTAAAAAACTGCCCTCTATCGTTCCTGCAAGAGATGACGACGGTGCTGGCTATGTGACAGCAGCGGGTAGTCACTATGGCCAGTATATTAATCTAGATGGCGATGATTCAAAAGATAATTATCAGCTAATTATGAAATATCGTGGTGTTGCAATGCATCCTGAAGTTGATGCCGCAATCGAAGATATTACGAATGAATCGATTTCAACTAACGAAGAAGGTCAGACAGTCGATGTCTACATGGATAATCTGAAAGTCAGCGACAGCATTAAAAAGCAAATCAAAGAAGAATTTGATAACATTGTTTCTATGCTAGCATTTAATGAACTAGGACATGATATTTTTAGACGTTGGTATGTCGATGGAAGATTGTATCACCACTTAGTGGTCAATGAAGCAAATCTCAAAGCAGGTATTCAAGAAATACGACCAATTGACTCTGCGAAAATCAGAAAAGTCAAGCAGGTTAAAAAGAAAAAAGATCCATCAACAAATGCTCAAATCATTGAAAAGGTAGATGAATACTATATCTATCAAGAAAAGCCTGGATCTGGTGCGACTATTCAACAAACTGGAAGTGGTGTTAAACTGAGTCTTGATTCGGTTTCATATGTAACATCTGGTTTACTTGATGAAGGCCGCAAAAAAGTTTTATCATATTTGCACAAAGCTCTTAAGCCGCTCAATCAGTTGAGAATGATGGAAGACTCTTTGGTCATCTATCGCTTAGCACGTGCTCCTGAAAGACGTATCTTCTATATTGACGTAGGTAACTTACCACGTGGTAAGGCAGAACAATATATGAAAGATATTATGACTCGTTACAGAAATAAACTTGTATACGATTCACAGACAGGTGAAATTAAAGACGATCGTAAACATCAATCAATGCTAGAAGATTTCTGGTTACCTCGCCGTGAGGGTGGTAGAGGTACAGAAATCTCTACATTGCCGGGTGGTGAAAACCTAGGTCAGATTGATGATATTGTATATTTCCAGAAGAGACTGTATCGTTCGTTGAACGTTCCTATCAATCGCTTGGAACAAGAAGCACAGTTTAGCCTTGGTAGATCTACAGAGATTAGTCGTGATGAACTAAAATTTCAAAAGTTTATTGGTCGTCTTAGATCAAGATTTTCAGCTCTATTCTTAGATATCTTAAAAATTCAGTTACAGTTGAAAGGTATTATTACCGAAGAAGACTGGCACAACATGAAGAATGATATCGCGGTTGATTATATCAAAGACAACCATTTCACTGAGCTGAAAGATATGGAAATTCTTCGTGAAAGAATGCAAACACTTGACATGGTGAATAACTATGTTGATCAGTACTTCTCACGTGAATGGATTATGAAAAATGTATTGCAATTTACAGATGAAGATATTGAGCAGCTAGCACAGCAATCTTCTGATGAAAGTGGAGATGAACAACAAAATGACGAGGAACAATAATATGTCTGAAGAAAATGTAGAAACTAATCCTTTCGCAGATCTTGTACAGAATGCATTGGATAAAGACTATAATAACGCAAATAAGATCTTCGGTGATCTAATGGGCGCTAAAATTAATGATGCTCTTGAACAAGAAAAGATTCGTCTAGCAGATCAAATCTATAACGGAGTTGAATCCGATGATGAGAATGATGAAGACATCATGGGGGATGAGGATGGTGATCAGCTCGAGCTCGAGCTTGAACTTGATGCAGAAAGCGACGATGAAGACGAAGAAGCTGAGGCCGAAGAAGAGTCCAGTGAAGAAGTTTTAGACGACGAAGAGTAATATTATTTTAAGTAGAAATTCTTATTATTATAAATAATATACAAGGATTAAAATGAAAAATTTTTCGCAAATTAGAGAACTTGCTGGGCGTAAGCCAAAGGGTCAGAAAGTCTATGATAAGAAAGTTAAAGGTATTTCTATCGTGGTACATAAAGATCAAGGTCGCTTTATTACATATGTGGATGGCGATCGGCTTGACGCTTATAAGACTTCGAAAGAAGCTGAAAAAGCAGGACTAGAATTTGTGAAACAATACAAAGGTTGAGCGAATGAAACTCATTGCAGAATTTAATGATTCACATCTTGAAGTTATCACCGAAGCTAAAAAAGACGGTGGTAAGAAGTATATCATTGAGGGCATTTTCGCTCAAGCTGAACAAAAGAATAGAAATGGACGTGTTTATCCAAAAGCAACAATGGAAAATGCTGTTGGTAAATATGTCGATACACAAGTTTCTAAAGGTCGGGCAGTTGGTGAATTGAATCACCCGGAAGGTCCGACGGTAAACTTAGATAAGGTTTCACATAAGATCGACACTCTTGAGTTCAAGGGTAATGATGTTATGGGAAGAGCCACAATCCTAGAGACTCCTATGGGTATGATCGTACAAGGTTTACTCGACGGTGGTGTAGGACTGGGCGTTTCGACTCGTGGTATGGGAAGTTTGCAGCAACGTAATGGCGCAATGGTAGTAGGCGAAGATTTTCTTCTGAATGCTATCGATATTGTTCAAGATCCATCTGCTCCTGGCGCATTTGTTAATGGGATCATGGAAGGTGTAGAGTGGGTATGGAACAACGGCATTATCGAAGCACAAGCTATTGAAAAAATGGAGACTGAAATTAAGAAGGCTCCGCGTACCGATCTCTATGAGACACAGGTTCGTGAGTTCAAGAATTTCCTCTCGTTACTCAAATCTAAATAATAAGGAGTCAATTAAATGACTGATAAAGAAATCATTGAAGATCAGGACATTGAACTCCATGATGACGAGAACGAAGTCATGGAAGCAATGGGTCACGATCCGAAAAATGCTGAAGCTCAATCAGTCGCTTCTGCCGATGCTGCTGGTGCAGCCGGTCCATCAGCTGCTAAGCGTAGTGCTGCAGGTGGTGCCGCTGATTCTACCAAGCAGGATCCAATGCCAAAGACAAAGGCTGCTATGATCAACGCTATGTATACTAAGATGAATGCTATGAAAAAGCATGATCTTCAGGCTGCATACGGTAAGATGATGGACAGCGTAGAAGAAGATCAGTTTGAAGGTGAATCAATTGCTGAAAAGCAAGACATTCAGTATCAAGCAGATTTTTCAGATGATCTAAATGCATTGGTAAATGAAGAAGCGACACTCTCTAATGAGTTTAAAGCTAAAGCAGAAACAATCTTCGAAGCAGCGATTAAATCAAAGCTTTCAGAAGAAATTGATCGTCTAGAAGCTAAGTACGAAGAAGAACTTGCTGAAGAAGTAAAGACGACCAAAGAAGATCTTGTAGAAAAGGTAGATTCATACCTGAACTACGTAGTCGAGCAGTGGATGGAAGACAACAAAGTTGCTATCGAATCTGGTCTGCGTACAGAAATTGCAGAGAAGTTTATGACTAATCTGAAAGATCTGTTTACAGAATCATATATCGAAGTACCTGAGTCTAAAGTCGACCTGGTCGATGAACTGGCATCTGAAGTTGAGGAACTCGAAGAGAAACTTAACGATCAGACTGGTAAAGCCATCGAAATGGCAGAGCAACTGGAAGGTTATCAGCGCGAAGCGGTTATCCGCGAAGCATCACGTGATCTTGCAGAAACTCAAATTGAAAAACTCAAGACTCTTGTTGCAGACATTGACTTTGACAACGAAGAAACTTTCGCTGAAAAAGTTAGTACTGTAAAAGAATCTTACTTCAAAAAGGCTGTTGCAGTTACTGAAGAAAGCGTAGATGAAGAAGATGCTTTTCAAGTAGAATCTTCTGACGCAATGTCACAGTATCTCTCTGCCATTAAGAGACAAACTAAAAATTAAAGGAGCTCGGAAACGATGCAAAATCTAGTATCTTACGATAAGCTCGTCGAGAAATGGGCACCAGTTCTGAACGAAGAGTCTGCTGGTTCTATCAAAGACGCGCACCGGAAAGCAGTAACAGCTGCTGTTCTGGAAAACCAAGAAATCGCACTGCGCGAAGAAGGTATGCTAAATGAAGCAGCACCTCAGAACGCAACAGGTAATGTTGACAACTGGAATCCAGTATTGATCGCACTTGTTCGTCGTGCAATGCCTAACCTAATGGCATATGATGTTTGTGGTGTTCAGCCAATGTCTGGACCAACAGGCCTGATCTTTGCCATGAAGGCACGCTATCAGACAACTAAAGCTGGTGCAGTACGCGGTGACTCAGCATTCGGTGATACCGAAGCTCTGTTCGACGAAGCACTAGTTAACTACTCAGGTGACTCATCAACTTCATCTGGCGGCGTAGAAGGTCCTTCAGGACTGGGCGGACGTACAGACACAGACGTTGACTCATCTATCGTTGACTCAGGGGGTACATATGTGCCAACAACTGGTGATGCATACACAACTGCAGAAGCTGAAGCACTAGGTGATGGCTCTGGCGAAGCATTTGCAGAAATGGGTTTCACCATTGAAAAAGCAACAGTGACAGCTAAGTCACGTGCTTTGAAAGCAGAATACACACTGGAACTGGCTCAGGATCTTAAGGCAATTCATGGCCTGGATGCTGAAACAGAACTGGCTAACATTCTGTCAACAGAAATTCTTGCTGAAATTAACCGCGAAGTAATTCGTACAGTTAACGCACAAGCTAAAATCGGTGCACGTCAAGCCAACGTTACTACAAAAGGTATCTTTGACTTGTCATCAGACGCTGATGGTCGCTGGTCAGTTGAGAAGTTCAAAGGCATGATCGTACAGATCGAGCGTGAAGCAAACACAATTGCTAAAGAAACACGCCGTGGTAAGGGTAACTTCATCATCTGTTCTTCAGATGTTGCTTCTGCTCTTGCAGCTTCAGGCATGTTGGACTACTCACCAGCAATGTCAACTAACTTGAACGTAGATGACACAGGCAACACCTTTGCTGGTGTACTGAACGGTCGTACACGGGTCTACATCGATCCATACGCTGTAACTGACTACATCAACGTTGGTTATAAGGGTACAAACCCATACGATGCAGGTCTGTTCTACTGCCCATACGTACCATTAACAATGGTTCGTGCAGTTGGTGAAGATAGCTTCCAGCCAAAGATTGGATTTAAGACACGCTATGGCATGGCTTCAAACCCATTCGTTGGTAATCAACCTGCAGACGGTCTGGCATCAAACCGTACAAACCAGTACTATCGTATCTTCCG